ACTCATTTGTAGGTGTTTTTTCCACAAAAAAGAGACTTGAATTTAATTGAGAGTATTCACAATAAATCCTGCAAAAATAAAAATTAAGATAAATAAACACTCTGTCCCCCTTTTTGTTTAACTTAATTACATTAGAATAGTGCATCATAATAAATACCCTTATCTAATAATTGTTTATATTTGACTGCTTCTAAATAATGTTTATCAGCAACCATGTCCAAACCTAATACTGAGTAATTTCTCGCCAGTATCAAGTTATCATCAAATGCCTTTTGGCAGCTAATGATTCTTGTGTCAGAGTCAGCACCAGTATACTTGGTCATCCTCTTGCTTCTCATTTTGTTTCTTATTAGTTTCTCCATCATCTCTTTCTATGTGTTGCGATAATATTTCTTCAACCTCATCCACACATTCACAATATAGATCTTCGTATTTTTCTTTGACTGTTACATCACCATTTTCTTGCTTCTCATAAGCAGTATCATTGTATACATACCTAACGTGTCTAACTAGCATCGCATCAGCTAATTCACCATACAATGGGATGTAGTCTTCTGGCTTCATTTTAAGTTTACTCATTAGTTTCCCCTTTTTATTTCTCATAAATATTAATATTATTTTGTTTCTCATAAGTATTATGTTATAACCTCCTTAGAGCTAGGAGAATTAGTTACTCGCCTAGCTCATAATTTATTGGTTAATCATTTTAAACTTTTATTCATTGTTACTTCTTTCTACTTAAAGTTATTATCATTGAAGTTTTAGTGGGAAATTTAATCTCCTTTATCCAAATTTTTTTTTTAAAGTTTGCTATTTCAATTTTACTCATTGTTACTTCTCCTTAGTTGTAATTGGCTTAGTGTGTACCCATAATTTTTAGTTAATAGTTCAGTAACCATTTCTGGCCTATCATTAATCATTAATAAAAGTTTTTTTTCTCTTTCGTAATTTGTCATTGTTAGTTACTCCTTAAATTTATTTATCTAGATTATTATTAAAGTTTTTTATTTGTTTAGTTGTTAATTTATTTTTTTGTGTTTGCTCATAAAATTGAGCAGTGTTGGTTCTATCAATACAAGTTATAGATGAACTTTCAAAAAAGTGGTTAATAACGTCTAAAACCTTTTCTATTTCAATAGTATTAACATCAAGTATAAATCTAGCCATTACTTCATTACCTCCACAATTTGATTAATATTATTGTCTTTTACATAGCATTTTAAACATTCAGTGCATTTACCAGAACAGTTAACTTCTGCTTTATTAAATGATTTTGAAACACTATTAAAAGTTTTATGAAATAGTCTAGGTATAGTTTTTAATGGTTTATCAACTTGTGAATTACTAAATATAAGAATTAAGTTTTTTGGTAATTCTCTTTTTTGTTGAACCTTATAAACTATGTCTTTTCTTTTCGTCCATAAAGCAAAGGTTGTGTGTTTATTCTTTTCACAAATATTTAACAAGTTAATTAGATGTATATCGTTTATTAGTTCACCATCAGAACTGAACCTAAAATATATATCCAATATTGTAGGTAATAATTGATTATTAATAATTTCTTTACTTAATAGATCTGAATTATGCTGCCTTGATGGAATACAACTTTTTCTAAAAGTTTTAAGATTATTCATAGAATAGCAAGAACTACAAATTGAATTTTTATTTTTACTTTGTTTTATACAAAATTCATTAGTCAAAGTATTTGTGTTAATGGATTTTAGTTTTTCCATCTTTCCACTACCTTGAGTAATTTTAAGTGTGTTATAGTGCATTGTTAGTTACTCCTTTTTTAATATCTAAGACTACCTAAAATTAATTAGGTAGTTTCGCTTAATGAAAGCTCGTCAGTTAGACTGTATTTTATATTTACCAACTTTCTATTTTATCAATTGTCTCGTCATAAATATCAATAGGCATCCCTTTATTCCTTGCTACACTCGACCCTTGATAATATTTTTCTTCTGCTTCTTCTTTAGTATTAGCTTCAACAAAATACTCATAAGTTGCAGTACAATAAGTTGTTATTTTAAAAGTTTTAAGTTTTTTATTTGTCATTACTCTAACCCCTTAAGCATACCCATTGCAAAAAAGGCAATGCCTCCTATTGTATAACCGAGAAAAGCTTCTGGCATTAGTGTTGGTGTATCAACTAATAAAAATATAATGGCACTTGTTAAGGCCATAATAAAACAAAAAAGGCTTATGCCTAGTAGAACTGTTGGATTGTTAAATAGTTTACTCATTGTTAGTTACTCCTTTAAATTGGTTTTTATACTCTGGGTAAATTAAATGGTCAGAGAGCTTCTGATAAATTCTTTTTAAAACAGTTTGTAAATGAAGATGTAAATGTTTATCTTTTCTACCTATTTCGTTTAGCATATCACAAGCAATCCAGAACAATTCATTATTCAAATCAAATTGAGCCTGCAAACCATTACCACCATGTATAGTTTCAGAACCACCTCCATTTTTATAAACAGTTACTGCGTCTTCATAATGAGAAGTTTTTACATTATTATGCTCTAAGACTTCATTAACCTTATAAATAAAATCCAAGTATGAGCCATGAAAGTTGTTCATTTGTCTTTCTAAATATTTATCTAATTTTAACATTGTTAGTTACTCCTTTAAAAATTAATATAAATGTTACTTAATTATAATCAATATAGGATTAAATACACTATGTCAAATAAAAAATAAATAAGTTGAAAAAAATAGACCCCATAAAACACAAACAACCAACACAAAAAACTAAATGCCTTGATATCATCATTATAATTGTAGCAATAAATATATAATCCTTTGCAACTATAACAAATCTGTTTTGTAGGCCATAACTAATGCCATTTTAACTGCCACTATCCACCTAAAAATTTGATGATTGTGATAATGATAATGGGGAAAATTGTGGCCATACTATGCGTATATACCCCTCATATTTTTGTACTAAAATAAAAAGGTGTATGCAGTAGTGCATAGGTACACTTATAGTACTCTCTAAGTTAACCCTAAGTATACTTATAGTGTTACTCTTATTACTACTCTTATAATTACTCTTATAGTTTAGACTTATAGTTAGACTATTAGTTACACTTATAGTTAGACTTATAGTATCTCTCTCCCCTGACCCTATCTATAACCAGTAGCACATAGATTTTTATCTATTGATCCAGTTATGGTTTTGTTTTTGTGCCCCTATATTGTGTTCCATAAACCTATCTAGTTCTTCTCTCAATAAGTTTTCTTTGTGTTCACTTACAGCATCTTCTGCATCTCTATCCATTATTTCAGTCCAGTAGTTAACTGCCATAGATAGAGCTTCTAGTCTATCATCATGGATGAGTGCACCTCTATCTCTTGTTAATCTTGTTATCTGATAGAACAACTTATACTTAAGATCTTGTGTTGACTCAAAGTCATCCTTAATAATCTTCTCGTCTACTATAAGTTTATGACTATTGAATACTGGTTCTAGTGTATCTATGATTCTTTTCTCTTTTTGTGTACTATGTCTAACTTCATCTATTGTACAAGGATAGATACTAGCTAGAACTGGTTTTAAGAGCTGTGAGAACATACCATCACCAAAGTTGGACTCAACTATTATCTGGTTGACATTTTGCTCTCTAGCGACCTCTGAGAGCTTTTTTAAACTTTCAGTAGAATAACCATTAAGTAGTCCACCAGATGCTGTTAGGTATAGGTTACCATGCAGCATTTTTACTACAGCATAACCAGTTTCATCTTTACCTCTACCAGCAGGATCGATTGCCATCACTGATCCCTCCCACTCGGCATAGTCATCTGCTATGTGCATGGGAGCTACCCAGTAGTCACCTTTTAGTCCAAGGTTAGGCAGCATCTTACAGGCATCTAATTGGTCTACACCTGATGCCCACTTTAGGCTGACTGGTGCTTCTTCCCAGGTGTGTACTCCTGAAAGAACCATAAGGTCATTAATCTTGAGAGGATACTTGTTAGCATCTGATAGAGATACATCAAGCATAAACTGTAAGGCAAACCCTGACTTACCATAAGATAACTCACGTTCTAACAGATCGTCTTTATCGAATCGTTTAGGATCAGTAGGACTACCTGCTTCTCCATCAGACTCACCAATGATAGGTGCTAGTTTATGACTATAAGCTACCTTTTGTTTATCATCAGGATAACGAGCACACCAAATACGAGTCTTGTAACCTCTCTCGTCTAACTGATTGTACACTGACATTTCAGTTTGAGGTGTACCGAGGAATAATATACGACCACCTGGTTTAACGATAGATTCAAACTCTTTGACTGTCTCTGAGAGTTTGTCTCGCATGAGTTGTGTTTGGGAATTGTTGGCAGACTCGATATCGTCTGCAATAATGATATCAGCTCGTGATCCAGTTAGCTGGCCAGTGATACCCATAGATTTAACTGAGGGTGCATGACTTGCTTGTGCTGTACCAACATCAAAGCTGATCTTAGACATTCTTTGTCCATCTCTAGGTTTAAGATGAGCAAGTATAGGAATCTCGTGGATTAGTCTCAGAGTAAACGTAGAGAAGTCATCAGCTCTTGTCTTAGATGCTGATACGACCAATATGTTTTTCTGAGGGTCAAGTAGGAGTTGGTGGCATACAAATGCCGATGTTATCCAAGACTTACCAGCTCCTCTAAAAGCTTGAACTACAAGTCTGCGAAGTGTTGCATCTTGTATGTAATTAGCCATGTCATATTGGACTGGTGTTGGATGTGGTAAGTTAAGATGTTTCCAACAGACATACAAAAAGTTCTTAAAGTCTTTTAGCTTGCCTAACACTTCCATCGTCTTAGTGAAGCTCTAGCTCTTTCTGAGTTTTTAGATCTTTTTACAACACCTCTCATACGAGCACAGAAACTTTTCTTTCTGGCTTTGTCTTTTTTAGTCTTAGGATTTGGTGCTGGTGCTTTTAGATTGCTACCAGTTGCTCGGTTATATTTAGCTCTTCCTTTAGCTGTTAACCCTGCACCTTTCTTTGTAGAGAGTTTTTCTCCTCTACCGACTGATAATTTGACTGATTTCTTCTTTCTTGGCATCTATTGTTCCTATTTGGCGATATAAAGCTCGTACAGAGCCACTATCAGAAATAACGACTGTTACTATTATTAGGGTTGCAAATGCTAGTCTCAGGCTATCCTAGGACTTCTTTTTTTTCATCTTAGCCTTTTTTATCTTAGCTTGAAGATGTTTTGGTAAAGTTTTTTGTTTTGCTGTAAGTTTTGCCATTAAGCTCTCGCTTTCTTTTTTGCTGTTTTTGATAAATCTTTAAAATGAAAAAGTTTTTTACTATTAGCTGTATGTGTTTTGCCTGTATGTAAAGCCCCATTAGACATCTTGTGCATCGAGCCTTTATGCTCCTTGCCTGATCTTAAATAATGTTTTACACCTTTAGCCATTAAGCTCTCCTAGTTTTCTTTTTTCTTTTCTTAGCTGTCTTTGCAGCTTGTTTAAAATTAGCAGCAGTAGGTGCACCTTTTTGTCCAGGCTTTCTCATTTTTTCTTTACTACCAGCTTTTATTCTTTTTCTCTTTGCATGTATGTTTGCATACAATCCTGGTCTAGCCATATCAACTCCTTAAAATATAATATAAATTGCTAAATTAATAAGTAGGTAAGTAATCATTAGTACCTACTATTCTTCTTTTTCTTTTTAGGTCTTCCTGGTTTTTTATATGTTCCTTTACCCATTGGCATATTATTTCTCCTTAGTTAATTGTTTGTATTTGTATATGTTCCTTATGTGAACGAATGTCATAAAAGCATTTAACAACATAATGAATTTCATGTCGAAGTAGATAGCAAATGTCCACCAAAAGCATTGACTAATAAGTCCGATATAAGGTGCATGCTTAGAGTGATTGCCATAACTCCATACAGATATTACAGCAGAAATAGAAGCAGTTGCTTCAATTAAGATTCCTAACATTAGTGTAAGGCATCTCCATCCTCGTCAAAAGGTAACTCTTCTACTAACTGTTTAATAGCTGAGTCATCTGTTGGTATTGCTGTAATATCGTTATCTTTGAGAAACTGTCGAGCTACATTAAGTTCACTTGCTTTGGCTTCACCAGATTTAATTCTGTTAAGAAGATCTTCTGTTAGTGCCAAGTGCATTTCACTTAGGACTTCTTGATCCTTTTTAGCCATTCTTTTCTCCTTTTAATTTCTAATAAATCTTTTTGCTTGTGCCATCCAAGCATGGATAGTTTTTTACCCATGTCATACAGATAGCCATACCACCAGTATTTAATGCTGAAGAACATTGTTCTACTTCTTAAGAAACTTAGAAGCTCCTCTAAATCCAAAGCTGGCAGCTACAATTACACCTAACAAATACTGATAAAAAGGTGGAGCTGTCTCTAAAGCTTGAAAGAAAGCATGTACTCTTTCTTCTTGCCCTAGCAGAAGCATTATAAGGGGGATCGTAAAAATAATTGTGAGCCATTCGTCTTTCCACGAGTTGTCTGATGCTTTGGCCATTTCCATGTCCCAATCAATTTCACCAGTAACTTTCTTCTCCATAATTTTTGTTTCTGCTTGTACCTGTAATAACTTTTGTTTGGCCTTTTGTTTTTTAGTCTCAAAATATCCTTTGACTACATCACCAAGTAAACCAGCTACTGCTCCAAAAATCATATAGTTCTCCTATTTGGATGTTAACATTTTATAATTAAAAGCAAATATAACGACAACAGCTACAAGTAAAAGTCCAACACCGATATAAGATGCTATTTTTACAAGCTCTGCTCGTTCTCTTGCTTTTCTTTCTTTTTCTTTTTGTCTCTTTTTTCTTATGTCACTTCTAATTGCTATGAACTCATCCCAAGCATTAGGAGCACCATACCACATAAAGAGTTCTCTTAGTTGATTCTCCATGTCATGTACTTTTTTAAGATTAAAATAAGTATCTAGAGCTTCTTCATTAGAAGAGGTAAACCAACTGCTTTTTTTCTTCTTATGTTCTTCTTCAACCACAGTCATTTGCTTAACAAATTTTACAATCTGGTGGCTTACATCATTGAGACTTTTTCCAATTTCTACACCAGATTTTATGGCAGCAAATGCACTTGTTGCCAGACTTATAGGATCAAGCACTGGGTCATAAACCTTTGGATAACAATAAGAATACTGAACCTAAGATTGTCATTGTTGATGCCATAATTAATAACTCCAACCTTTTAATACGACTTTCTAAATTATCTAAACTTCTTTGTGTAGTTAATCTGTATACCTGACATTCTCTTTCATGAGCTTCCATCTCTGATGCTACATCTTGAATATTTTTATTTGTCATTCTTTTTATAACCCCATCTGTTTTCAGACTTATCCCAAACACCTTTCATAGCTTTAGGTATTTTAATTAAAAAATTACTAAATCGTATTATGTTTTTAGTTAACTGCATTACTCAGGTTTCTTTGGCATAGTTACAGCTTTAGCTTTATCAACTGTATCTACATCTTTAGTTATATCTCTTAACTTTTGTCTGTAAGTTTTCCAATCAGTAGACATAGTTACATCTGACATACCCATCCAATCTGTTTTAACTAAAAGATCAGTTCTTTCTTGACGAATACTAGCCATAAGACGATCATATTCTCCGTCCGCCCATTCTTTATCTCTAGCTTCTAGGTCTTTGATTTCGTCAGCAGTTAATTCTACTTCCTTACCATTAACCATTTTAGTTTTATAAATAGACATATTTACCTCCTTTCTTTATTCTAATATTCCATAAACTGTAAATGAACCTTTTGTTATATTGCCACTTGCACCCATAAATTTAATATAATTCTGTGCTGTTGTTAATGAGCTTTCAAATCCATAATTTACTTTATATAGACTGCCATTATTATTTTGATGCATATAAGTTGCCCAATACAATTTATTAGTTTGTGCTTGTGTAAAATAAGGTAAATGAAGCTCTAAAAAGTTTGATTTTACTGTGCTAGTTGCATCGTGATTCCAACCATTAAATTCGTGATAATTAGTAGTTGAACCATAACTAGCATTGTAACCAGAGCTACCGATACCCCAATAAAAATATCCAGACTTACTCGTAAAGGAAAATGTTGAACCATTATCTGGTGAATCAGCCCAACGAAAATCTACATTTGATGATAAAACAAAATCATTAATTCTTACTACATAACTTTTATAGTTTGATGTAAAAACTGTATTGTCAAAAACAATTATCGCATCAGAAGATGCACTTGCTGTTGCAAGTTTTACCAAACTTCCTGTTGATATAGCAGTAGGTAATGCAGTTACTGAACTAAGCGTATTATTGTTTGCTCTAATTATTGCCATTAGCTAATCCCATAAAGTTTAACAAAACCATTTGCAAGGTTTCCGCCAGATG